AATTACCTGGATATGATGGATCATGCTTCAACCCCTCTTTGTTATCGTAGATGCTACCACTCACAAACGTAATTGACTTGATGAAGTCTCTAGCTGTTAACCCTGATGCATCTATCATTGGCTTAATGATATGTTCAGCCTTATCATATACCTCATCATAGCTATCACCCCAAATGTAATCATGACCATACTTGATAAAGTATCTTAGCTTTCCTCTACGCTCCAGTATTGGAAACCCCGTCTCAGCATCTATCCACCAACTGATCAGCTTGTATACCCAACTCTCAGGATCAGGATTACATGTGGCCCTAACATATGGCTTCACACTACAGGCACTACGGTTACGTGATAGCAGATAAAAAAACATAGACTCAGTAAAGTGAGTTAACTCATCAAACCCCAAGAAAGGAATCTGCGCACCTTGCCAATCATATTTATTTTTCTCATACTCCAAATGCCTAAATGATATCTTTACTCCGGATGGGAATTTCCAATCTAATGATGACTCCCTAGCATCACCTTTGACAATTGGGTAAAGCTTTGTAGATGTGTCCCATAATCCACCCTCGTTTCTTATCTGTACGCTGGTCCTACGGAATATCACACCACCAAATCCTTTGATGTCAATGTGTCTGATGGGATCAAGTAACAAAGCAAATGTCTTACCAACAAACGCAGCTGCACCACCAATGACGATATCTGCACCGCTTGAAAGTGCAATTGTTTGATAACCTGCTTGAGGTCTTATGTAGTTGATGTTATACTGTTGGTTCAATGATATCGTCTATTGGTTCTATTGGTTCAATGAAGTTATCCCGTCCATTATCCGGTAGCTGTATTATCTCAATTGTTTTTATGTCCTGTTCTACACTCATCTCAATCTTATCTGTTGGTTTCCCTACTCCATGCTCCCAGCAGAACTTAACCAGTGCAGGCTCACCGGAATTAAGCAAATGTATAAACCCTTCCTTAATACCTCCATAATGTTGCTCAATGGCTTGCACTGCCAATTCTCGCACGTTTATCTCGTACTCTTTCTTTGGTCTGCCGGAACCTGGTCTATATCCTCCTAGTACACCCATCTGAATTTATCAATTTTAATCAGTATAAAATTACTTAATTTTCTAGACATAACGATAATTAAATGACCGCTTAACTAATTCTAAGGCTTTTTTTCGGTCTATAAGCAATACATCCTTCATCTCGTATATGTCTTTAAATATCGTGCCAGTACTGACCTCTAAAATAGATTTAGGCTTTGACCCATTTTTTCTTTGTTTAGCATTTATGATTTTTATCAGCTCATCATTTTTATAAACTTTATAGATATTTTTTATTCCTTCATACATCTTTAAAATTTGCTCCATAATTTCCTCATCTGACCTGGTAGTTGTTGCCACTTTGTAAGCCAATATTTTGTTGGAATTATACACTCTGTAAATCGTTGGTTTTTGCATATTTTTTTATTAGTTTGTAACCCAAATATCGATTTGTACCTTTTTTTCTATTCTTCTATATATATATATATTTATAACTTTAGTAAAATAATTATAAAAATAGGTTACATTGGTTACATTTTTACGTATTAATTTGATTATCAATAAGTTAAGGTGTAACCAATATTGTAAAAAATGCGTTACAAACTAAAACAAATCAGTAACATCGGTTACAATTGGTGTGTAGTTATTATTAATTTTTCCTATTTTAAAGTACTTTTTGTTATTGTCTTGTCTTACTTTGTTCTCAATGTAATCGATTTTTAGAATCTCGGAACCGATTTTGAGTCCTTTTACGAATCTTTTTAGGCTGTAATCTCTTGCCTGTAATTCGTACCGATTTAGAAAGTTTTTCCACTCCTCAGACAATGGTAAAAATTGCCCCAAATGGTCTTGAATTATGGTGTCTAAATAGTCAAGAAAATCCTCACCAAATTGTAATTTAATTTGCTTTCTATTTAGCTTTTCGCTGTTCATAATTGGCTTAATACCATTTACAAAATAATACTGCACACATCTAAATAAAAAATTGTAGAATCGTTGCCATTCATCGTTATCCCAGTCATTAAAAAGTTTATTGCCAAAGTGCTGCTCTGGTGTCTTATTAGATGAAAAGAAAGGCGCAAACTCTAGCACACGCTGTCTACGTTTAGCGTGTTCAGCATTAGATGCAATGCTATAATTGGTAGTAAATGCAAGCTTAGGGCTATCATCAAAAGATAGGAATATCTCATCTTTATTCTTTTTTTCAATAGTCATACCTTCTGTAATAGTCGGATAGTAACGCTCAAATTCTACATTTTTAGGACAATCTTCTATGATAACAAGCTTTGTTCCAAGCTCTACCCGGCTAAATGCAAATGTCTTATCAGGCTTAAAGTTTTTACCATCCATTGTAACTGTTGGTATTAGTTTGCTGATGGCTTTAAAGAAAATACCTTTACCAGTTCCACCACCTTTAGACTCGTCATCAGTTTCCTCAGCTAAGATTACTGCATAAGGTCTGCTAGAATCTTTATAGCTATGTAGTATGTAACCAATTATAGACATAGCATAATTTATACGTTCTTGTTCATCATTGCTAATTTTCTCAATAAACTTGTAGTACTGGCATTCTGTAATGTCTGCATCTTTGTTGACATAGATGTCAAAGTCATTAATTTGACTATCCCAAATAGACTGGTTAATAGTGCCATAATCTATACGATTGATACTGCCTTTGTCTATGGTTACAATGCCATTTTTAAATGGGAAGTAGCATTTATGGGCTTCATCTCTAAGTATCTCAATTTCGGATTTGTCAATATACTCAAAAAATGCATCATTAAATATGCTGTTGGTATTCTTTATTATTTGCTCCATAACGTCAATATGACCAGCGTCAACTAATTTCTTTTTTATAAACTTTTTTATTGATTCCGGGTATACTTCTCTTACTTGCCTGTTTTCTTCATGTATAAGCCTATACACCTTATTTTTTGCATTCTGAAAATATAATTGATAGTTATTGTAATGCAACCACTCTTGCAGCGCATAACGTTCAATAATTACAGCGCCATTTTTATTATGATACCAAAACCAACCATTAGTATTTATTTCGCCATAAATGTCCCCTAATTGCTTACATGCTTTCTTAGGATCATTGTTAGCCTCTAGCATACAGTACACACTAAATGGATTGTAGCCTTTGTTTTTAAAGTTTGTAGATGTTGTATGTGGGTAAAATATTCTAGTATCATTAAATATTACTGCAGATGTTGCAGATGTAGTTGAGCCTGGTCTAAGTAGGTAAGTTTTTTTACCATCATTATTAAGGATAGACCAACCGTGCTTTTCTAACAATGTTAAAACATCACCTCTTTTATTGTAATCATCCCAAATAGTAAGCTTATCGTTATTATGTGCAATTTTCGGCTGTTCTACTGTCTCAATCACCTGGTTAAATTCCCTAGCACATGACATAAGTGTATCACGCTCATCAATAGTTAACACTGGGATTTGTTTGTTGCCTGGTTCCGGATTATATCCTGCAGTTGGAGGCGCACAAACATATCCACCTTCGCCTCTTGTCTCAATTAGTACATAGCTTTTAGCCATTGGATTGGCTTTTAGTTCTGCATCATTTGGCGGACGTTCTGCAAGCTTTTGATTGCCTTCTATATGCTCACATCTAAAATAGATATGGTAGCCATCGGATTTGGTTTTTACAATAAATAATTTGCCAAATAACACAGGATCTGCATCAAGTATTTTGTCACAATATTTTGTAAAATCAACCCCATACTTACAGTCCACATCAATTACTTCTAGATTGCCTGATACAGCACCACAGATTATTGCAAGTCCTTGCACTTTCGGATGTGCAAACATTGTAGTAAGTTGCTGTTCTGTGGGTGCATTATACTGGTATTGCTTCCATGATCCAATGGAGCGTTTGGTGTTATCAGTTGAGATTACCGATAACCCGATTGACACGTAGTCCTTCGCTGATTTTAATAAATTCATTTTGTAGATGGTTTAATGATGATGTAGTAATAACGAAAAATCCTTTGTCTTGTAGTTGTTTGTGTCGGTATTTTTGTAGCTCAGATAGTTTGCCTTTCTCAGATTTTACTTCGATAAAAATGGTGACACCGAAAGCATGTAACTGCAAATCGGGCCACCCATTTTTATTAGTTTGAATTATCTTAACAACTAGCCATCCTTTATTTTCAAGCCACTTTATTATCTGATGTTGTATTTGTGATTCTTTCATACTTTGGTCGGGATTCTTGAGGTATAAAGTTAGTACCTACACCGCCAACTTTGTTAATAAAATCCACTTCTACTTTTGCAGAATTAATAATTACCTGTGCTACATCTGCGATAGCTTTTGCCCTGTCTAATTCCATTGGCTTATCAGGATCAGCTAAAGCTTCTAGACAAGCAAATAAATGGTTGCGTAAATCTTCAATTTTGTTTTGCATTGATTTGTTTTTTTAGTTTGTTATTTAATTTGATGATTTCTTTTATTGTTTCAGGATATTTATGAATGGTATTGCGTAGCATGTTTTCTGATTTACTGATAAGCTCCAAGTTGTTAATGTCAAAATTTAATTGATTATTATCTTTAAACACAACTATATAATCATTAGGTATAGGACCGTTTATGTTTTCGTAAACAACACGATGCTTTAAACGCCAGTCATTATCTGCAATCTTTACGTAGGTATAACCGTCTACAGATTTAGATTCCTCGCCTTCCTTTCTAGTATTATGAGGTTTGCGACCTTTTATAAACATCGTCTTTTGTAGTTTCTCATAATTTTTTGTAGACATTTTTTGTCCATAATTATAAGGCACATTACCTTTTTTAAATTGGTAATTTTTGCCCAATTCGGCTAATTTTTTTGCTTCACGTTCAAGCATTAAAGCTAAGTATTGCTTTGATTTTTTTAAACCCATTGTGTAAGCTTTGCCATACACTCCACTTAATGGTCGTTTAAGTATTGTAGCAATATCAGCTGTATTCATGTCGCTGTAGTTATCGGTTAAAAATTTAATCTCTTTTTCTGTCCAAAATGTACGCATCTGTTAGTAGTTTTAGAAATGATTGGGAATCAATGCCAGCGTTGATTAGATTGTCTTTCATATCATTGCACCAGCACCATAAATAATTCTTGATTTGTCGGGTATCAAACTTAGGATATTTTTTTAAACTATTCAAAGCCATTTTTTTATAAACTTGAATCTGTATCTCATTACGTGCTACGTTAGTAGTTTGTTTTAAAGACATCGAATTCGATGGGTTTAAAACTGTCTTAGTTTTCTCTTCCTCAATAAAATAAGATGTAGTGTAATTTTTTTTATTGCAAACAGCTTTATAAATACGCTCTTCAATACCATCTTTGGCAAATATCCAATGCACTTTTGCAGGATCTACTCTATCTTTTGATTGTAACCTTGCTCTAACTTGAAAATAAGTAACTGCAGAAAAATCAATGTTATAACATATGAGGCAATCGGCAGTTGATAGGTTAACACCTTCACGCCCACTAACAAACTGAGATAAAAAAATGATGTCTTCAGTAGTTTGAAATTCCTCAGGTGATTCGGTCCATTTTAAGCCTCTTTTTTCAGCCCCTTCTATTATTGCCAAGCGTTCGGCTTTAAATTTGTAAAATACAGCAAATTTTAAGCCTTCAAACGTTTTGAAGATATAATCTACCTTGCTATGATCAGTTACTGCATATTCTTTATCGCCATCAACTGCAATATCAAAAATAACTGTACCTGAATAAAGCTGATGTAGTTTGCTTAATAGTTTTACTTCAGTATCTGCCTCAATAACATCACCATTTTTACCAGTGACAACTTTGTCAATACGTAGACGATTGCAAACTTGATACGTACGGTCAGACATTGTAACATAGTGAATATGCTCATCTACTAATTGTTCAAAGCCTGCCTCTTGTTGTGTGTATGGCAAAAATAAATGACCAACTACTTTATCAATGGCTTCTTTGTTGGCATTTGTGTAATCGTGTATTTGTCGATTAAACACATACTTAGTTCCGATGGTAACAAAGCCTTCTCTTGCCCAAGTATAAAAGTTTTTCTGCGTAAATGGGTTAAAGGATGAAATCCAAAATTGATGGTAAAGTTGGCTATAAGATTCGGGTGAT